GTTCTTTCAAACCAACTTCTAGCATCTGCTCCTGTGTCCAATTAAAATCTTCCATCATTTCTTCCACCCTTATTTAATTTTCTTTTTATGGCAGAAATTTGTTCATCACTTAGTATATCAAGAGCCGATTTGGCCTTTTCATTATTATATCCATAGAACTCTTTAACATACTCTAGATTCTCTAATTTCTTCGCCTTCATCCAAGGTGTGTATCTCTTTCTTGGCCTAAGACTATTTATTAAAAAATCAAATTGGAGTTTCTTGTCTAGGTGATGTAATTGGTTAATTTCATTAACTAATTGAATAGTATCGGGGAAAGGAGCAAGACATTTATTTACAATAAATGGCGGATATTTCTTAGTCCACTCTTCATCCTCAGAATCTAATAGAGGTTCTTTAGTGTGGTTTATTGCATTTAGATAGTCTTTTAACTCATAAGCCATATGCTTCTTCCCATGTCAATCCACTTCTTCTTTATCTTTCAGTTCCTCTGGCCACTTGGTATAAGCGGCAAAATGTTTTAATATTGTTATAGTAGCATCCAGAAGTTTTTCATTATCTTCCAAATCTTCTGGCCACCATTTCGGTGGTTCCTTTATAGCTTTTCTATATTCAATTTCTTTTTTAAGATTATAATATAGATCAAACATAGAGGCGGTGACAATATTATCAGCCGTTTCAAAATCTATCTCAACTTCCATCTTCAGCTTTAAATCTTTACCTTTAAGATTTGAAGGTTTATTATCCCAAGTAACTGCTTCTTCTTCCCAAAGCTCTTCACATTCCTTTTCAGTCATTTTCGATCTCTTATTCATCCAATTTTATCCGTCCTTGGCCATTATCTTCTCCTAACAACTCAATTAATACATCTCCATGGCATGATTGCGGCTTACAATAACATACCAATATCTTGCCACTTAACTCATTAACTTGTTCTGGAAGTTCAGTTCTCATTATGTATTCTCTATACTTCCCAATAACTTCATCGCGAGTGCCACCTTTTCCGATTACAAATGGATTTCCCCATTTACTACCTCTCCCGATATACACTTCATCGGGAGTACCTTTCTTATCTCTTATGTTAATTACTTTCGTCATCATTTTTCATTGGCCAATAGGCCGTATCGAGGGAGCTCCCTCGATATGGTCTATTGTAAAAGTCTAGTCCATCACGATTAAATCCCCTTACATTACTTTTAAAAACAATAATATATCTCAGTTCATGACAGGCTCTAATAATTTGCTGTCCTTGATGAGGTAAGTAAGCATCGAATACAAGTAAACGATTCGGTCTACAATCTACTAACGTATCTAAAGTATAATTCTGTTCTTTAGCCTCTTGCTTAGACAAATCATCATAAATTAGAGTGCCTCCACCCCATTCTGGTTTCCAATCTAAACGAGGATAATAAATCAAAGTAAAATCACCATCATCATAATGAATATTTGGTTCAATACCAAATGTATGTGCATTCATGTATATACGTACATACTGATCAATACGATATTTTTGGGCAAAATTATATTTTTCCTTTACCGTTTCCCAAATAGGAAGCACCCAATCAAATCCATTTTCAATTATTTCTTCTTCAGTTGTTCCACAAAAACGAGTCCAATGATAGCCTTCCTGTTTCTTATCAGATTTCCAATGACCATATTCCCAACGTGTATGTTTCATTTCATTATCAATAAGCTCTGCAACATGTGATTCCATTACATCATCATAAACGTCTATAACTCTGTCACTCGTACTCATTTAAATTTCCCTCTAGCCATAATCTCTGTTAGACATGCCAACATATTTATTTCTTGGTCAGCAACAAATGCTGACTTATATTGATACTCGCCGAGTATAACCACAGCATGAGGTATACTGCTACTATCCATAACATCATACAGGCTATCATAAATGTGCCGAAAAATCCGTACAGGATCGTTATCAAGATTATCAACAACCCATCTACGAACATTTGTAAACTCCTTATTCTTCATCGCAACCATCAATTCCTTTATATTTATCTCCGAAATATTAACCAATATTCCAGCATCAATATTACCAGAAACAGAGTACCGTTGAAGTTCATTTAAAACACGCCTCCAATCTGGGAAATGATTGTTGATAACCTCTGCAACTACTCTATCATCATAGTTAACATCCTGTTCTAAAAGAATCGATACAACCCTCTTAAAGAATTGCTGAGCAAGTTTTACCTTCTCTGCATTTGGAATTATAAAATCGATCACGCTACAACGGGATTGCAATGCTGGGATAATGCGATTCTTATAATTACAAGTTAGAATGAACCCACAGTTATTATGGAATTCTTCAATAAATCCACGTAAAGCTGGTTGCGTTGACTGAGGATTTATATAATCTGCTTCATCAAGAATCAGATATTTCTTACCGCCTTCAAGGGATACAGTAGAGGCGAAGTTTTTAATCTTAGTTCTAAGAACATCAATACCTGATTCCTCAGAGCCATTGATCATCATATAAGTTGCACCAATCTGGTTCACCATGGCCCGCGCAGCGGTAGTCTTACCAACGCCTGGAGCACCTGAGAAAATCAGATTAGGTAATGTCTCCTCATCAACAAAAGATTGCAAGGAATCTTTTAGAGTCTTAGGGAGTACGCATGATTCGATGTCCTGAGGCCGGTATTGTTCGACCCACAAAAATTGTTCCATAATATAAAATCCAATTAAACATTAACGACATAAGAAGATTCTGGTTCTAGAGCAATGAAGTATTCAACATCAACAGATGTATTCTTAAATCGACTAATTTTTTTAGCTGACATTTCTACATCATACGTGCCTGGAATAATTTTAAGATTCTCAACCTTAAACCAGAACTTATACTTTGCATCATTTTCATCAACATCAAGAGGAGTCCAATAATCATTTGCTGTACTGTTCTTCTTATCAGTAACTTTTAATTTACCGTTTTCAAGCAACATATCAGGAGCTCCAATAACTGCAGCTGCCTTCTGTACTTCTGAAAGAGTAGAACTGGATAATTTATAAGAAATTTCTACAGAAGGCATAGTAATTTCTTTTTGAGGAGTCGTTACCACTGATGGATCAGAATACCAATACTTCACTCCCTTACTTTCTTCTGTAATCAAAACAAAATCATCCTTGAAATCAAGTTCTGGTTTTGCAAAGAGAGAAAGAGCTGCAAGGAATTCATTGAGATCATAGATCGCAAATTCCTTTGGAAATTTCTCTGTTACTTTTGCGTTTGCAACAATATTCTTCATTGCAGACATGGTAGAAATACTACTACCTTCTTTGATCACCAAATTTTGATTGATCGTTGAGAAGTTTTTTAAGACTTCTTTTGTTTCATTACTAAGTTTCATTTTCACTATTCTCCATAGAATTAATATGTAAAGCTATAATACCATAATGTATAACTTTTAGCAAGTCCCTTCTGTCCTTGCCATTCTTTTTTCCATACCGTTGTGCATACTTTAATATGTTACCGATACAAAACCCTTCACCGTGGCCACCGTCTATAATGAACTCTGTAGCCTGAAATCTGTTCTTACTATAGTGTTCATCATAAGTGGAGTCGATATAATCACATAGCTCTTTTAGAGCTAAATCTTCACTGTACTTATAATCAATTTCTAAATTTTTCATTCAGCAGGAGTCACATTAATATTTGCAGAGAATGTCCGGCGTTCTCCTTCACCAAAGAAAGGCATTACACCATGCCGCAACCAAGCAGGGAACATAATCAAAGTTCCAACTTCTGGTTTGACATATTCTTCTGTAATGGGGCGGAGCATATTAATGTCTCGCATACCATTTGTACCCCAACACAAATAAGTGAAGCCATCGACAGCACCACTTGCATTATTCAAACCCCCAAATTCTTCAGATGGATTATCAAGTGCTTCAATCTGTGGTGGAACCTTTAGATATAGAATACAAGACAATCCTATAGAGGTACGTGTACCGTGATCGTGAAGAGGATTATAATCACCCTCATAACTATGAATAGTCCACATAGTTTGTATATCGGTTTCATATTCAACATCACCGATAGCATGTTTCATATACTCTTTACCTAAACGCAATAAAATGCTACTAAACTGTTCTCCACATTCATCATTTTCATGTGGAAATGTCATTTGAGAAGATCGTTCATTACGATTAATTTGTCCTACTAGACCACTGGAAGCATTTGGCCAATTAGGACTTTCAGCATCAATATGGCTATTTAATTCGTTGATAACATCTAACGGAACTTCAACTCGCATAATATGAACTGCCAACTTAGAACGCATACTAATAGACATTCCACCAGCATTACTTCCAGCTGGTTCTTCTGGAGTTGGTGTAGCAAAACGAGGGTCATCATTTTGTTGAGGGAAATAATCACCAAGATTCGATATAGGCTCGTCGGGAAGATCGATAAACTCAGTCCGGGCGTTTCCTAGTTCTGTTACAGTAACTTCTGATTTTATATCAGGGTCTTTTGGTTTTAGAGGCTTACTTAAAATTTCACGATCTTCACTTCCACCAATAATTTTTCTTCTAACAGGTGATCCATCAGGATTAACTTCAACAGCAGTTGCACCGTCTACTAGACCGCCAGGTGGCAAATCAAATATTTGTATCATAATATCTCCTTTGTATTATCTTCTTATAATAAAGGAAAAGGGACTAAAAGTAAAGTCCCTTTTCCCAATTATTTGAGAAGCTTATTTGACTGTAATGAGTCGAGGCTTCTTCTCTTCTGGTACAACACGCTCCAGATCAATATAGAGCATACCATTTTCTAGGTTCGCACTATTCACAACAAGATCATCAGCAAGAGTGAACTTACGTTCAAACCTACGATAAGAAATTCCACGATATTGCGTGGCGTCATCTTCGGGATTCTCTTTCACAGAACGAATTGAAAGAGTGTTTTCAGCAACTTCCACCTGAATGTCCTCTTTACCAAAACCGGCAAGGGCCATTTCGATTACGTAATTATATACACCTTCCTTTCGAATGTTGTAAGGCGGAAACCCTGTGGACTGTACATTATCCACATATCGATTAAGAGTATCGAATACTCTATCGAATCCTACAGCGTAGGGGGTGAGTTGATTGAAATTGTCGAATAGACTTACTGCTTTGCTTGTAACCATTTTAAATCTCCTTTACTAAGCAAGATTGCATTATGCATCCCAACATTGGCGATGCGTTAAGTGGTAATTTTTTTTCGATTCTCGTAATAACAAATCCCATCATAAGTGCAAGGATTCTTGAGAGGGAGAAACTACCAAAACTCCCGATATCCACATTCCAAGAAGGTCCGTGAGTATTTCTATTTATACTCTTATTATACATGTTCCTCTATAAAAAGTCAAGGAACCTTTTAAATTTTTCTTAGAAGGCATCTTCTGTTTCTTCTGCCAGAGATTCTTCTCCTCGGCCGGAACCATCTTCTTCACCCGTGATAACACCGGCATCAATTTTGGTGTAGAGGTCAAGGAATGATTCCTTGGTATCCTCATCAAACCGAGCGACACAAAGTTCAATCGACTGCATCTTATCACCAAAGATGGTGAAGGCCTTCACAATGTGATCCAACCGGCGGGTGGAGATGACTTCATCAACGCCGCCATCATAGAAGGTTTTCCGAATCACATCAGCCCATGTTACCAAGTTCTTAGCAAACTCTTCATCAACAGAACCATACTTCTTCATGGCATTCAAAACTATTTTGGTTTCAGTAGCAACCGTAGCGTAGGGCTGCTCCATCGTAACCGCAAACCGTTCTAGGAAAGCTTCATTGAGGATGTTGGTTCCAATGAACCGGCCATCTTCTGAACCCTTACCTTTAGTGTTGGCAGTAGCCATCACATTGAAACCATTTTTAGCGGTAATCCATTTGTTGATCTTTTTCAAGAACACGCCCTTACCTTCAAGGACAGGCTGGAGAGCGAGCAATTTATTCGAACCCAAATCACACTCATCAAGAAGCAGAGTGCAACCCCGTTCCATTGCCTCAATCACAGGGCCAGGAACAAACTTGGTTTCACCGTTAACCAAACGGAACCCGCCGAGAAGATCATCCTCATCAGTTTCGATGGTGATGTTAACCCGAATAAGTTCTTTTTTCAATTTGGCATGAACCTGTTCAACCATCAAAGTCTTACCGTTACCAGAAAGACCAGTAACAAAGATGGGATAGAACATACCAGATTTGACAACTTTCTCAATCAAG